ATATGAAAATGGCTTATAATTGATGCGACGTTCTATTAGGGACATATAACACCTCAATGGTTCTTTTGATAGTCTCGGATCTTTTCACGGAAGAAGTTTTTAAGATTACCGTCTTCAAGTTCTTCCTGATCTGATTTCATCTTGTTAAACTCTTCTTCGGATAGAACACGAAGTTTAGAGCGAGCAGTATCCAAGTGTATCTGGAATTGAACACCATCTACACCGGCTCTGTTCTTTGCAATGAAGATATTGCCATAACCTGTGCTCTTGCTCATGCTCTTTCTGGCAAGACCGAGAACAAAGTCTGCAACGTGGGCCTGACCATAAGCTTCTGCCATGTTTGTAAGGTCAACGTAATCCTTGTTGGCGCCTTCCTTATTTGACTGTGAAGCGGTCCATACCGGAATATCTACTTCATTAGCAAAGCCACGAAGTTCTTCATAAATCTTCTTTAGTTCAAGACGTAGAAGCTCATACTTCTCTGTTGAACGCATAATACCAGCATAATCAATAACCAATACGTCTGGTCTAAAACCTTCATTAGCAAGCTTATCAATATGTGAACGTAAGGTATTGATTGTAGCTGTGCCGGTTGGATAATATTTAATCTTTAGACGACCAAGGGTTTCTGCATTCTCTTCGTAATACTTCTTGATCTTCTCTTTGTGTTCATAACAATCAATGCTATCAATATCAAGCAAATGACTGTCATAACGAATACCAACAGCTCTCTCATTTAGTTCAAACGTATAATGCAATACATTCTTGCCTTGTAGGAGAGCCTGTGCTCCAAAGTGGGTAAGTAGGTGGGATTTACCTACCCCTGTAGGAGCAATGATTACACCAAGTTCACCGGCACCAAGACCACCATTAAGGATCTTCTTTTCATCAAGTTGTTTAATGCCAGTAGCGACAGTTCTGCGGAAGGTTTCGCTATAACGGGCATCAACATCATCCTTAAGCTCCAAGCCTGGGGAATGCTCATTACCAGCGTTAATAGCCGATTTAATGGTTTCTACAACCTTCTCATACTTCTCTGTCTCAATGAACTCAATGGAGGCTTCAAGAGCCTTCTGAAGTCCAGCACGCTTACACCAATCAAGGGATTTCTCCTTGACATATCCAAGATCACCAAGATCCTTGTTTTCTTCTACACGAAGTAGGAAATCATGGATTTGGGAACGAAGAATGCTATCAGATGGGTTCTTTAGCTCGGATGCTACGATTTGAGCAAGTAAAGCCATTGATGGGAATTCCTTATATTTCTTGTTATAAGACATATAAGTGTCGGCAATCTTTTTAAGATATGCAAACTGGAAGAAGTTAACATCAAGAACTTCTGCAAACTGTCCTGCCCAATTTCTATCAATCAAGAAAGCTTGGACAATCTTTTCTTGGAAGCTCTTATCAAAAGAGAAATGTTTTCCAGTTTCAGCCTTCACAGGTTCTGGTTTGGTCTGCTCACCGCTCATCGTTTTCATAAATACTACGCTCATAGGTTTCCTTTCTTGTAACCTTACTCGATTTCTAAAATTAATTTAAACCCCTAAATTATCGCACAAAATTGCGCATTTGGGAGCAAAAACGATCATAATCAAACGTGGCATTTATACCACATTCCATGATTGTTCTGATTAACCCCAACTTATCCATTCTTGGTTCATGGTTATCCACAATGTAGTTAATCTTGCTAATCTGACTCGCACTTAAATTGCTACTGTTCAAATACATTAAGTCCCAATTACGTCTTATTAGCTGTTCACATTCTACAATATCGTTATAAACAGCAATAGGTTTCTTCTTTCCTATATTCGCTGCCTTGGCTTCTGTTATGACCGTAGCTATATCCAGGTCTTCATCTATAGAAGCCATTTTAGGAAATCGTTTAGCTACCGTCTTGAACCCTGCTCCTGGCACCCCAGCTACGTTATCGCTATCATCACCAGCTATCGTTTTTGCCAAACAAAAATTCCTGGCAGAAATACCAAACTTATTAATAACTTCATTTCCATCTATAATCTTACGGCTGGCAGGATCATATATTTCTATAAGTGGATTATGAAGTAATTGGTAGAAGTCTTTATCGTTAGAAACGATAATTCTTTTAGCGGTTGAGTTATGAAGTTTATCTTGAGCAAGATAAGCGATGATATCATCACATTCTGTATCTTGCACGTAAATCTGGCATACGGGAGTGCTCTTAAGTAGAGCTGTTAGCATTGTGATCTGTTGAACCCTTGTCTGATCATCTAATGCTAAAACATCCCGAATGCTCTCCTTTCCTTGTTGGATTTTCTTCACTTCCTTCATCTTGGCTCTATTCGCCTTGTATTCGGGGGAAATGTGTCTGCGCCTTTGAGACGGACCACCGTTTTCCCAGACAACGTATACACGGGATGGGCAGAAGGTTCCAACAAGGTAGTCAACCGATTTCAAGAACCCAACCACTCCTCCTACCGGCTGACTACGGAGATTAATTTCTTGATTGACCAGGAAATGCCGAATAAAATTATTGAATGCATCAATGATTAGTATCGGTCTTTCTTGGGTTGGTTGGGACATAGACTTAACATATACCAACGAATTTAATTGATATACCGGTTAGATTTCAATTCTTCAAATATATTTAACTTTATCTTTTGAGGAGATTAATATATGAAAATTACAGTAAGACAACTTAAACAGCTTATCCGTGAACAAGTATTGTATAATGGTAAAGATATAACGACGTATACTGCCTCAGACCTTGAAAATAGTCTTGGATATAACATTCCGAGAGAAGACAAAGAAAATATTAGAGCCGAGCTTGAGAGAAGAGGAACGAGAAATTTGGAACAAGACCGGCTTACCCGAGCCGCCTCGTCCGCCGAGAGGTCGGCGGACAGGAGTAGAGAAAATGCTCGTGAACAAAAAATTCAAAAAGAAGGAACAGAACTTGCAAATGATATTATAGAGTATTTAAATAAAAAAGACGCACATAAAGATCCGAAGGTCGGGCGCTACATTATTGAGCTGATCCGTTCGAGGGACGATGAGGTAATGGCGGCGTGCTATCAGGCGTTAAACAAAGTCAAAATTCCCAATTTCGGAAACAAAAGAGCCGACGCAGTTGTAAAAATGGTAACTAAAAAAGGTTGGAAGCCAGGATTATTCGGTTTAGGCTTTATGGGACTTGAAGAAGAAATTCAACAAATGGTAAAAGAAGAGTTAAGACGCCAATTGAAAAATCGTCGCTGAAGGGATAAATAATATGAAGATTACATATAGACAACTAAAGCAAATTATTCGTGAACAAGTTGAAATGGCAATGAAAGAAGATGATCAAAGTGTATATATGCCTTTAGCATCTGAAGAAGTTCAAGCCGCTGTAAAAACATTAAATACTGCCGACCCACTTGCAAAAGAATGGGCAAAGAAGAATTTAAAGCTCTGAAACCATTTGAATGGTATAATTGAAAACGCCGCCCCGAAATCAATCCCGAGCGGCGTTTCTCTTTTCTATCTAACCGATTTCACTTTCCCGATGAACCAAATCCAGCAGAACCACGATTTGTCTCAGTAACTTTGTTTGTCTCAGCCATTACTACCTCACCAGCAGTAGCTACCTTGTAAACTACTAACTGAGCTATTCTATCACCAACATTAAATACCGCATCAGCAGCACTATGGTTAATAAGCGTAACGCCTATCTCACCCCTATAGTTTGGATCTATAATACCACCAACAGGGAATATACCCTTACTGGCTAATCCACTACGTCCCTCTATCTTCATAAAGATACGATTACGATCATTGTCCATTATTGGCATATCTGCTAATTGAATACCGGTTGATATTTTAGCTAAACCGTGAGCTGGAACATTTATATTCTCCGCACAATAAACATCAAAGCCAATATCTCCATCTCGGACTGCATGAGGTAGCTTGGCATTACTATTCATGAGTTTAAATTTGATATTGATAGTTTTTGGTGCCTTTGGTATTTGAGGGTCAAACCAATTACGGTCTACGGTTTTATATGCATTTTGTGCTACTGGTTCTTCTATTGCTATTCTAATTGCATCATTTGGATTATGTGATTTCATGTTTCTCCTGTGTTTAAAATGATAAAGGCGATAATCCTTGTTAACCTTTCAGTTAGTTTAGATTATCGCCTTTACTTTGGGTGTTATGTGTTGTGTGTTATTGGGGTTGTTAATGTCAGGCGCTTAACTCGTCAGCCGTTTTTACATCACCTTCCGCTATTGCCTCATAAGTTGCATGGCTTTCGGTGTTGTCGTTATTGCT